CGGTCAGCGCTGGAAGTCGCAGTGTAGGCGATTTACGAGTTTCCTAAGATTTTCCAGCCTGTAAGCCGCTTATATCAAGGGCTATAGAGGTTAAAAAGTTATAAATTTGTCGGTAAAATTAAGAAAAAAATCCTAAAAAATGCATTAAAATCCTTGTAAGTCAGTAATATCAAGGCTTTACAAAAATGCGCAAACTTGTAATAATCTAGCCTGTAGAACATACCTACAAGTCAGTATTAATCAGTAATGCGCATTACGCTTAAATACTAGGATACAGGTACATGCTACAAGTCAGTATTGACCTATAACGTACAATTCAGTATTAATCATGGATAGAGTATATTTACTATAATTTTGAATATTTGGTAATTTCTGGTATAGCAACTAACAACTTATATAATTAATATAAGTCGCTTATATCCGGGGTTATAGACAAAATAACAAAATATGTTATAATTATTTTAAAGGGGATGATAGCATGTCAATTAAAAAGCCTATCGATTTAAAACTTTTAGAAGGAAATCCAGGAAAAAGGCCAATTAAAAAACAAAAAAAAATTGATGCTAATAATTTAAAATGCCCGATATGGTTATGCAGTGAAGCAAAAGAAGAGTGGAAAATTATATTACGAATATTAAAAAAATTAAATTTAATATCTACTCTTGATAAAACAATATTAGCAATGTATTGTCAAAATTATGCTAGGTGGAAACAGGCTGAAGAGGAATTAAATAGTGAAAAACTTAAAACATTAGGACAAAGGGGACCTATCATAAATCCATTAGTTAAAATTTCGCAATCTTATCAAACTAGAATGAAAATTTCAATTGAAAAACTTGGGTTAAGTCCCAGCGATAGAGCAAATTTAGACATGATAATGAATGATGATAATGAAGATGATGGAATTGCAAAATATCTAAAATAAAGAGTGATTTTCCTGTGAATAATTTAATAATAGATCAGTCAAAAGTCGATCGGATAGTTGGATTTATCCAAAATTTGAAGCATACAAAAGGGTCATTTCATGGAAAACCGTTTATATTGTTTGATTGGCAATACGAAATTATAAAAAACGTCTATGGAACAATAAAACCAAATGGATATAGACAATTTAGAAATTGTTATTTAGAAATGCCTAAAAAATGCGGAAAATCGGAATTATTAGCCGCTTTAGGTTTATATCAGCTATGCGCTGATGGAGAATGGAACGCCGAAGTTTACGGCTGTGCGGCCGATAAACAGCAAGCAAGCATTATTTTTGATGTTGCCGTTGAAATGGTGGATCAAAACAAAACATTAAAAAAAGTTATAAAACCTATTATTTCTATAAAAAGACTAGTATATATTCCAAGGGCTAGTTTTTATCAAGTTTGTAGCGCTGAGGCTTATTCTAAGCATGGATTAAATATTTCATGTTGTTTATTTGATGAAATACACGCTCAACCAAACCGGGAATTATATGATGTAATGACTTTTGGATCAGGAGATGCCAGAACACAACCATTATTTTTCTTTATAACAACCGCCGGGAATGATCCGGATCGGATGTCTATTGGTTGGGAAGTTCACAAAAATGCGGAAGATGTTTTATTAGGAAAATCTAATGATAAAACGACTTATGCCGCGATTTGGGGATTAGATATTGAAAATAATAGAGTTTGGACCGGCCGCAATTATATACAAAAAGATAAAATTGATTGGCAAGATAGAAAATTATGGCATTTAGTGAATCCGTCAATAGGTAAAACTATTGAAATAGAAAGGATTTATGAGACATTTGATAAGATAAATGGGAAAATAGCAGAAGAGAAATTATTTAAACAATTGAGATTGAATGTTTGGTTGACAGAAAAATATTCAAATTGGATTACTATTGACAAATGGTTATCCAATAGTCATAATTTAAATATAGAGGAATTAAAATACAAAAAATGTTTCGGAGGACTTGATTTATCAAGTAAACTTGATATTTCGGCTTTTGTACTAATATTTCCTCCGGATAATGAAAATGATAAATATACAGTTTTACCTTTCTTTTGGTTACCAAGAGAAAACCTTTCTACAGTTTCAAAAAAAGATAAAATTAAATATGAAGAATGGATCGAAAAAGGATTACTAAGAACAACACCAGGAGATAAAATTGATTATCACACGATTGTTAATGATATTTTAGAACTCAGAAAAATTTATGATTTTGATGAAATTGGATTTGATCCTTGGAATGCCGATGCAGTGGCTACGGATTTACAATATGAGGGCTTAATTATGGTAGAAGTTAGGCCAACCTATCAATTTATGAGTCCGGTCATGTATGACGTTGAGGCATTAATACATTCAAAATCATTAAATCATATGGATAATGAAATTTTAACCTTTATGTTTAATAATTTAAGAATTATTATGGATGCCAATGGAAATATAAAACCAGCTAAGTCCATAAAACAAGGATCTAGAAAAGAGACTATTATTAAAAAAGCAAAAATTGACGGAATTGTCGCCATGTTAACTGCATTTTGTAGAGTTTTTGCAGATAATGGAAATTCCGAAATACATATATAAATATATAAAAAAATCGGCCAGGCCGCCTAACCAAACCGATTTTTACATAGGGAAGATAGCACTAAGTTTTCTTAGTGTACCTTATTTTTATTATATATAATTTTTTTTGATTTGTATAGCAACAATTCGTTGCTATTTTAAAAAAATTTATAGAAAGGAGCGCAAAGTCATTAATATTCCTGTATTTTCAAAAGTTATTGACAAAATGATATTAAAAAGAATGGGTACTTATGCAAAAGAATTTTTATCGGGAAATGATATAGCTGATTATGGTCGGACAAGCTCCGGTGTAAATATTAATGATCAATCAGCCTTTCATATTAGTGCATTTTGGGATTGTGTCAAAATACTCTCTGAAGACGTGGCAACACTACCTTTGTTTTTATATAAAAGAGAAAAAAAGGGAAAAATTAAGGCCCAGGACCACAATTTATATGACATTATAAATTCCCAACCGAATAGCGAAATGCTTTCTATAAATTTATTGGAAATGCTTATGACAAATATTTTGTTATGGGGAAATGCTTATATTCAAAAAATATATAACCGGGCCGGACAAGTAATTGAGTTATGGCCTTTATATTCTAAATATATGGAAGCAAAAAGAGATAAAAATGAAAAATTATTTTATAGATATAACGAGCCAAAAAAACAGAGAGACTTTTCTACAGAGGAAATTATAAATATTACCGGTTTAACAATGGATGGTATTACCGGATTATCAATTTTAGAATATGCAAGGGAATCTTTGGGATTAACAATGGCAACTGAAAAATTTGGATCTAGTTTTTTTGGAAATGGAACAAAACCGGGCGGCGTTCTCGAATTGCCGGAAGGCGGCCACTGCAAAAATAAAGATGAAGTCCGGACCGAATGGAATTTATTATACAGAGGCCCAGATAACGCGAATAAAATTGCAATTTTAGATAATGGTATGAAATACAAACCGGTGGGAATCCCTCCGGAAGATGCTCAATTTTTACAAACTAGACAATATCAAATACCGGAAATTTGCCGGTGGTTCCGTATTCCTCCACACAAAGTAGCGGATCTGAGCAATGCAACTTTTTCTAACATTGAGCATCAAGGTATTGAGTATGTATCTAACACTTTAAGGCCCTGGCTTGTAAGATTTGAAAAGTCTTTAGCCAGGGGATTATTAAACGACCAGGAGAAAAAAGAATATTTTATACAATTCAATGTTGACGCACTTTTAAGAGGTGATTTTACAACAAGAATGCAAGGATACGCAACCGCGCGCCAAAATGGCTGGATGAATGCAAATGATATAAGAGAATTGGAAGATATGAACCCGATGCCAGAAGATGCCGGTGGCGACATATTTCTAGTAAATGGAAATATGGTCCCTATTACCGAAGCTTCAAATAAAAATAATAATCAAGGTGGTGATAATTTTGCCGACGGAGATCCAAACCAAGGAGATTAGAATTTTTTCTAATATTTTTGAAATTAGAGAAGATAAAGAGGGAAAACGAGAAATTGAAGGTTATGCCCTAGAATGGGAGACTTTATCCGAAGAATTGGGCTGGTGGTTTACATATAGAGAAAAATTTAGAAAAGGGGCTTTTAGGGATTATTTAAAGGATAAAGACACCGATACTAAATTATTGTTAAATCACGATACAACTAAAGTTTTGGCCAGGAGCAAATATTCAACAATTGAATTTAAAGAGGATAATACTGGGTTATGGTTCAAGGCTGATTTGCCAGATAATACGATAGGCAAGGATACCGTTGAAAGTGTTAAAAGGCGCGATATAGACGGCGTAAGTGTTGGATTTATTATGCGTAAGCAAGAATGGGACGAAACCGACGAAGAAAATGTAGTTAGAACCGTTATTACTGCGGATTTACCGGAGATTTCGTTAACTGCATGGCCGGCCTATAGTTCATCAAGTGTTGATACAAGAGAAAATGATCCATATAAATTATATAAAGAAAGAAATCAATATAAAAAAAGGTTAATGTTTTTAAGGGAGGTATTACTCAATGAATCTTAATGAAATGAGACAAGAACTTGCGAAAATCGCAAAAGAATTAAGAGATACAAACAAAGAAAATATGTCAAAAGAAGAATTGGAAAATTGGAATAAAAGAAAAAAAGATTATGACGAAATGAAAGTCAAAATTGAAGAAGCCGAAAAAGCCGAAAAGGAAAGATTAGAAAGAGAAAAATTTTTAGATGGTGAAAATAATTATCTGGAATCAAGACAAAGCGATCCAGTAAAACCACCAATATTCACAGAGGTAAAAAGTGAATATAAGAGACAGTTTAGGACACTTGGAGAACAATTAAAATGTATTAGGACAGCAAGTATCCCAGGTAATCAAATTGATCAACGTTTAAGCGTTGTTGAAAAAGAAGTAAGAGAGAGAGAAATGAGAGCAAGCGGCATGAATGAAGGGATAGGATCTGAAGGGGCTTTTGCTTTGGAGCCAGATTTTGCCGGTCGAATTTTTGAAACTGCTGTTGAGACTGGACAGATTTTATCTAGAGTAAATATGCTACCTGTAAATGGTTCAGGCGTCAAATGGATGGACGTTGACGAATCAAGCGTTGCAACTACTGTATATGGTGGAGTAATAGCCTATTGGGCCGCTGAGGCTGGAACAGTAACCGCAAGCAAACCAAAACTTGCAAAAAAATCAATGGATCTTGAAAAGTTGATGGCTATTGCTTACGCAACGGATGAATTAGAAGAAGATACCGCATTTATCTCTAGTTGGTATAATGAATCTTTTGCCGTTGCTGTTGATAGACAAGCCGAAATTGCGATTGTGAATGGTTCCGGCGCTGGCGTACCTTTAGGAATCTTGAAAGCTCCTTGTCTTGTAACTGTAAATAAAGAATCAGGGCAAACAGCCGATACAATTATTTATGATAATGTATTGAAAATGTGGGCTAGAATGCCAGGAATGAAAAGGCGTAATGCTGTATGGTTAGTAAATCCGGATGCCGAAACACAACTATCTAAAATGGCTATGACAATTGGGACCGGTGGCGTGCCTGTTTATTTGCCTGCTGGTGGTTTAAGTGTAGATGGGTATTCTAATTTATTTGGTAGACCAGTTATTCCAACCGATTGTTGCCAGGCTTTAGGTGATAAAGGGGATATTATTCTTTGTGACCTTAATGATTATATGATGATTAGAAAAGCCGGAAATGATGGCGGTATGAAATTTGATGTTTCTATGCATGTCCAGTTTTTATATGCAGAAAATACTTATAGAATTATATTCAGGTGTAATGGTATGCCTAAAAAATCTACTACTACAACTATCAAAAATTCTAGCAACGTAAGAGGATCATTTATTACATTGCAAGCTAGATAATTATAGAAAATTTATATAGGGAGGAATCGAAATGAATAGTACTAAAATGTGTTTACCTGAAGAATTAAAACATATTATCGGATTAGCGCCACAAGTTGATGCTAATGTTGATTCAGATATAATTTGTTTGAAAAATGCAAAAAGGGCCTGGGTTCAAGTAATTGTTGCTCAGGCAAATGCGGCAATTCCAGATTTTACAATCTATCAATGTACAGATGTTAGCAATTCTTTATCTGACAATAAGGCTTTATCTGGAAATTGCGAAATTTGGTATAATGCCGACGTTTCGGCCGCTGATACTTTAACAAGGGGTACTGCTGCTAAGACTTATAGTTTTTCCGCGGCCCTAGCAAATAAAGTTTGTTGGTTCCAATTAGACCTAGCAAATTGTTTAGACCTAGCAAACGATTTTGATTGTATATATGTAACCAGCGGCGGATCTAACGCGGCAAATATTATTTCAGTTAATTTTTATCTAGATCCAAAATATGCGGAAGATGTATTGCCAGCGGCAATCACTGATTAAAGGAGGGGTTTAATTTGGCAAATAGAAGCGCAATTTTTTCTAGCAACGTTCCGGGCGGCCCTCAAAATATAGTTGATTTTGCTAAGCATCCATATGATGTATATTTTATTGATTCTAGCAATAGCAACGCAAGTGATGCGGCAGGTTCGGGAAATAGTCCCGATATTCCCCTAGCAAGCATTGATTATCTTTTTTCCCTAGCAACTGCCGGAAAAAAAGTTGTTGGATATGTTTTGCCAGGTCATACGGAAACTTATAGCACAACCGGAACAAAAATGACGGCCGATAAAGCCGGGGTACATATCATAGGCCTTGGAAAAGGATCTAATAGACCAACTATAACATTTGGTCATGTTGATGCTACTTGGGTTATATCGGCAGCTAATATAACAATTGAGAATATTCTTTTTGTAACAAGTGTTGATAGTGTTGTGACTTATGGCACAATTTCAGGCGCAGATTTCAAAATGATTGATTGCGAATGGAGAGATACGACAGATATTGAAGTTATCACAGATTGGACCGTTACAGGCGATAGACCGCAATTTATAAATTGTAATAAAAGCGGATACACTGGCGGTAATGCTAATGTTAGATGTATATCTTTAGCCGGCGTTGATGGTGCTTTAATAAAAGATTGTAATTTTATAACTAAAGTTACAACTGCGGTTATTGGCTTTGTTACGACTGCATGTACTAATACAATAATTGATAATTGCAAATTTGGCGTAAATGGTACAACAGATTATTCCAAAAATGTTGTTGATACAATTGGAGGATCTACCTGGTTACTTACAAAAGGATATGATATTGGAACCGGATCTAAATTTTGCGGCGGTTCTGCTAATGATATATCTAATAGTTATAGTCCATTAGGAACAAAAGTTATAAGAGCAAAGGCCGACGTTTTAGATAGTGTCCAAAATGCTATTTTTGACGTTACCGGTGATGTTTTAGTTACTCATATTGAGGGTCTTATTGAGGATGGGGCTGTCGATAATGAAACTGTTAATACAAAATTAATTTGGAATTCTACAACATACGGAGATACAGATATTTGCGCCAATTTAGACTTAGATAGCGCGGCCGTTGGAACTAAATTGGGAATAACCGGTACATTTACGGATGCATTACAATCAGATGCAAATGGAGCTTTAAAACTTCAAGATCCTATTACTTTAAAGGGCGGCGGCACTATAGATATTTTATCTGGGGCAGATGGCGGCGGTGATAATAGCGCAACCGTAAGTTTTATTATTTATTATAAAAAAATGTCTAGTGATGGCGCTATTTCTGAAAGTGCATAGGAGTTGATTAAATGGCCGTTTATCGAATTACAAATATTGAGACTTTTATTGGAGCTTCAACAGATGACAAACCAACTGGGGTTCCAGTTGGATCAATATTTTATGAATATGATACTTATAAAAGATTCGTTACTTATGATGGAACTAATTGGATTATTCAGGAACTTTATACTACTAGTTAGGGGGCGGCAAATATGGATTTACAAATTAAATTAATTACAGATATTACAACTGAATTAGTTAGTATAACCGAACTAAAAACACAATTGAGAATTGATGCTTCGGATGAAGATGCATATTTGCCAGGCTTAATTACAGCGGCGCGCGAATACTGCGAAAATTTTACAGGGAGAACAATAGGAACTAAAACCTTAGAAGGAATATTAGATGATTTTCCTTGCGAAGGAATTTATTTGTTTGATTCTCCGGTCCAATCGATAACTAGTATTAAATATATTGACAGTGATGGAACAGAAAATACCTGGAATAGTATTTATTACGTTTCAAATTTAGATATTATTCCGGAACGTATTTATCCGGCTTATGGACAAAGTTGGCCAGCATATACACCTTATCCAACCGGATCGGTAAGGATAAGATATCAAGCCGGCCATACTTCAAGTAATTTACCGGAAGCAATCAAACAAGCTATTTTATTAGTAGCCGGGGATCTATACGAAAATAGAGAGGCAACAAGTGAAAAAAGAGTTTATGAATTGCCTTTTTCTGTTAGAGCGTTGTTAATGCCATATAAAATTAGGTGGTTTAGATGAGACAGGGATTAATTGATGAAAGTAAAAAAATTCGGGCCGGTAAATTAACTAAAAGATTAGTTATTCAAACAAAGACTACAAATGAAACAAAAAACGGATCTTTTAAAGAAAATTGGACAGAATTGGACACTGTTTGGGCCAGGATTAGTCGTATAAATCAAACTGAGAATATTTTAGGAAAAAGCGTTAATAATATTGCGATCGCAATAATCTTAATTAGGTATAGATCAGATATTGACACTAATTGCCGGGGATATTGGAATAATAGTTATTATAATTTCACAGAAATCATTAATGTTAATAATGAGGATAGAAAATTGTTAATTACCGCGGAGGTAAGAAGCAATGAACAGAATTAAATATGAAAATAATTTTGATAAAGCCGAAAAAGCTATATTAAAAGCTTGTGATAATTCAATAAAAGAGTCTGAACATTTTTTAAAGGACAGATTAAGAAGAATAATAAACGTAAAATTTAATAAAATTACCGGAACGCTTTTAAAAAGTGTTCAGTCAAGAATAAATTTTAGTGAAAAAGTAATAAGAAAAGTATATGTAGGCATTTCAAGAGATGCTTTTTATGGATTATTTCTAGACAAAGGGACAGGGATAAGAAGGCATAAAAAGACTGGAAAAAGTGTAGGTAAATTACCTCAGACAAGATTTATAAGAAGTTTTTACCGGGAAAATAAAGAAGCGGTCGAGGCCATAATTAGTAAATATTTTAAAAGGATTTGATATCATGATTAATTTAACATATCAAATTAAAGAAAAAGTAAAAGAATTTTTGCCAAGGGTATATAACCGTAAAGCTCCGGCCGATACGGAATACCCTTATGCAATAATTTCAAAGCGTGGCTACGGCGATAATGTAAATGAATCTGATTTTATTTATATTATCGAATTGATCGATAATAATACCGACACAACCGAAATTGAAACTTTGGAAAGTCAAATGATGAAAAGTATTGAATTAAATGGCTTGGATCATTTTTGTTATGAGGATGAATTTTTAAATTTTGAAATGTTCTATGACGATAATTACAGTGATGAATCTGATGATAACAACGAATATTTAAATTCTAGAGTTTTAGAATTTTTAGTAAGAGCATATTTTTATAAATAAGGAGGGTTTTAAAAATGGCTATTATTACTTTAACAGTCGGGACTGTAAATGCAAATGGATTAGAATATTATTCTAATAGTGTTGGATGGACCGCCGCCGAAGACACAAATGGATTCAAATTTTTAAATGATGGAAAAACATTGATAAATATTATCAATGCTGATGATGGCGCGTGTACTTGTACTATAGATACACCACAGCCATGTAGCTATGGCAGTACAACTATTCATGACATTGATGTTTCAGTTCCAAATGGAGACGATTATTTAATAGGACCATTTGAAAAACAACGTTTTAATGATGCTAACGGTTTTGTTACGATTAGTATTACGCCAAATACTGATGCAACGGCTATTTCAGCCAGGGCAGTAAAATCAAGTTATATATAAAATAAAGGAGGTGGAAAAATATGGGTGCAGCTATTACGCCAGCCGTCCCAACCGCGACCAATTTATGGAGAGGGACCGGCATATGTTATAAAGAATATGGAGAGGGAACTCAACGAGAAATTGGCGCAACAAGAGGAGATATTAAATTTTCAGATGATAGGGAATTTAGGCATCAAGATTATAACGGAATGTATGGTCCAACTGAGGGCCTAAAAGTTATTACAAAAGCGGTCCAAATGTTAACATTCCCATTGCTAGATTTATCATATCAAAATTTTGATGATTGTTTTGCTGGATTGTCCGTAAGCGATGAAGGGGCCTACCATGAAATTACCGAAGATTTAGCCGTAGCGGCGGCCGATTACCACGAGAATATTACCTGGGCCGGAGAACGAAAAGACGGCAAATATGCTTTAATTTTGATTTTCAATGCTTTAGGTGATGGAAAAATTGAAATGAATATGAAGGATAAGGACGACATTGTTTTAGATACACAATTTACGGCTCATTATGGTACTGCGACACCTACAACGCCACCTTGGGCAATAAGGATGGAAGATTAATAGGGGGGATTTCCCCTCTATTAATTAGAGTAAAATTTATGATTAATAAAAATATAATGACTAAAAAAGAATGTTTGCAAGATTTAAAAGAACTTTTAAAAAGTTATCCTTCTAATAGATATAGATTATTTAAATATGGACTAACCTGGCATTATATTGATAATGATTATTATATACAGCAAAGATATAAAAAAAATCTTATTAAAGATGAAAAAGGAAATATAAGAAATGAATTTAATGATTTTAAAAATCAAAAAGATATTATTATAATCGATAAATTTAATATTGATTATAATTTAGAAAGGATTAACTATGGAAATTAAAATTAACAATAAAACATATAAATATTTTATGAAAAGGGAGCATGTAGGTCTTTTCACTAAAATAATTGCTAAGTTAATTGATGCTGAAAAATTAGAAGAATTTAAAAATAGAAATGAAATAGTTTTATTATTAAAGATAATAAAAGAAGGCTTATTATCTTTCAATAATTCCGATCCTGATACTTTAAGATTTATAGCCTCAATTTATAATGTACCTAAAAAAGAAATTGAAGAAATGGGATTTTTGAAAGAATTTAAGCTATGGAAAAATTTCTTTAAAGATGAGGATTTTAAAGATTTTTTTTCATTAGTGTTCAACTCAATTGGAGCGAGGAACTAGACTTAATATATTCAAGATACAACAATCCAGAAACAATTCTAAATATGCATTTTCTAGATGCTGAAAAAATTTTAAAAGTAGCAAAAGACAAAATATTAGAAGATTTTCTCTATAAAAGATATTTAGTTGAATTGCCTTTAATGGACAAAAATAATTATATGTCTTTTGAAGAATATAAACAAAAAATATTTGAACTTGTGAGGATGAAAAATAGAACTAAAGAAGAAAAAGAAAAAGACATTGAAATGGCAAGACAAAAAGCACAAAAAGCAATGAAGCTTTTAGATCAAAACAAAGATTTTCATAAACCTAGAATTAAAAAAAGTCAAAAACCTCATAATCAAAAAGTATCAAAATTTATAAAATAAGGAGGTGGCAAAATTGGCTTTTGATGTTTTTAGATTGGCTGGAAGTGTTGTTTTAAACGCGGCTAATGCAATTAGTGGTTTAAGAAATGTTAGGACTTCAAGTGATCGTACCTCAAATAGTATGGAAGAATTGACAAGACGATTTTGGCAAAATGAAAGACGTTTACAAGGATTTGGGGACGAAGCAGAAGAAACCGAGGACGATTTACAAGGGCTTAGGCATGAAATGGATCGTGTAAGCAATAATTCAATGACATTTAGTAAGAGATTACAATCTTTAGGAAATGGGATGAAATCTGTTGGTAATGGTGTAAAAAGTGCTGGTCATTTTATGACTACATTTATTACAGCTCCAATTTTAGCCGGGATCGCCGGAGCTATAAAGCAAGCAAGTGATATGAACGAGACCATATCAAAAACTCAAGTTGTTTTTGGTCAGGCTTCAAAAGAAGTTTTAAAATGGTCCGATCAAACCTTAAAAAGTGTTGGACTTGCAAAAGGAACAGCTTTAGACATGGCCGCCACCTTTGGCGATATGGGAACGGCTATGGGCTTAAATAACAATAAAGCAAAAGAAATGGCTATGAATCTTGTTAATCTAACCGGAGACATGGCAAGTTTTAAAAATATGAAACCTGAAGAAATTCACATCGCATTAACCGGAGCTTATACCGGAGAAACTGAGGCCTTAAAAAGATTAGGAATTGTTATGACCGTTGCAAACTTAGAGCGTTTTGCGTCCGCGCGAGGAATTAAAAAAGAATATGACGAAATGACCCAGGCCGAAAAGATCCAATTAAGATATAACTATATTATGAATGCCAGTAAAAACTCAGTTGGGGATTTTAAAAGAACTCAACAAAGTGCGGCAAATCAAATGAGGATATTCACAGAAGGCATAAAAGAATCTGGGGCAAAAATAGGGACTATATTTCTTCCCTATTTTACTAAGGCTATCCAATTTGTTAATAAATTAATGGATAGATTTCATAACTTAAGTCCAGCAATGCAAAAAGTTATATTAATTGTGGCTTTAGTAGCGGCCGGAATAGGTCCGCTTTTAGTTGTAATAGGAACGGCAATTACTGTTATTGGTGGATTAGTCGCGGCAATTGGTACAATTGGATTACCAGTGGCGGCCGCAATCGCGGCAATAATCCCAATTATAGCGGTTTTGGGGGGATTTATTGCAACAATAGCAACCGCGACATATAAAACCGGACTACTCCAAAAAGCTTTTAATTTTTTGAAAAATATGTTTGATGCAATAAAAAATATAATACAAGGAAATTTATCAACTGCTCTAGATATATTGATGCAAAAGATGGGACTTTCTTCAGGGCAAGCGGCCATATTTACACAAAAAGTTGTCCAGGCTAGAAATGCAGTAAAAAAAGCAATAGACGTAATAAAAAATGTTGGAAGTCTTATAAAAGCAATGTTTGATGAAGATAAGCAAAAAGTTATTGATTTGCTAGTTAAAAAATTTAAATTTAGCAAAAACGAAGCACAAAATTTCTGGATAAAAATGAAAATTTTAAAAGATGAAATTTTAAAATTTGCTAATATTTTAAAAAATGATGGTGTAAAAGCATTAACAATATTTGCTGAGTATATAAAAAGAGGAGCAAAATTTGTAGTTGATCACAGGAAAGAAATTGCAAAAGCAATTTCATTAATTATTAGTTTTGCCGCAACTGTAGTAATACAGGCTAAAAATGCTTATAACGCGGCTAAATGGTTGGTTAAATTTGCGCTTAAAGTAAAAAGTGCAATGGATGATGCTAAAAGAGCCGTAGTAAGAGCATTAGGGAAAATGGTATCTGATGTTAAGAGTATTGGATCAAAAATGTGGAGCGCCGGTTATAATGCTATAAAAGCTTTAGGCCGAGGAATTGAAGCCGCTTTTTGGTTTTTAAGAGATAAAGCATCTAAGGCCGCCTCAATAATAGCTGATTTTCTTGGGTTTAGAAGTCCAACGAAAGAAGGCCCTGGACGTTTAGCCGATCAATGGGGACCTAATATGATAACAATGTTATCTAAAACAATGCTTGCCAAAAAAAGCTTATTAAGATCAGCAATGGAGGAAATATCCGGAGAAATGGATTTAAGTACTAAAATAAAAAATCTTGGGATATCGGCATCAAATAATTTAGGAGCCGGAACATCAGGAAAACCAAAAGTAATATTACAAATATTAAATCCTAAATTCTTTAATCAACAAGATGTCAGTAAAATGATGCAACCAGTTATTAATAGATTAGAGTTTATGGGATTTGGAAGTAGGTAATTAAATGGCAACTAGTTTTTATTTGAAAATTTGGGACGTAGAAAATGCAGAATTAAGGGAAGTTGGAATAGATTCTAATTGGAATTTAATTGCGGATCTAGACTCTAAAACTTCATTTTCAGCAACAATTACAGATTTAAAGACTTTAAGTCAGGTTAACCTTGGATCTCAGGTTACATTTTATAATTTTGATGATGAGGTTTTATTTGATGGATTTATAAAAACTATTGATAAAGATGACCCTTTTGGAAATGATACAAATATATATTACTTAATTAATTGTGTTTGCTGGTGTAAAATTGCCGAACGCCGATTTATCGGGGATATCGTAGAGAACAAAAATGTTGGTAATACAATTATTGATCATATTTTACCAATTTTGGCGCAAGAGGGCGTTACATATGGCCATATTAATTGCGATTTGCAGATTGAAAGAATAACTTTTAATTATATTACATGCTATGAAGCTTTAAATTTATTACAAAGCTTAGTATATGGTTATAGTTGGTATATCGCTGATGAAACCAAACAATTATATTTTTATTATTTAGCAAATGATTATTTACCAACTAAATTAGATGCTAATATTTATCATAGAAATTTTAAGCAATCAAGAAATATGAGTGTTTATAGAAATACTCAATATTTGAGAGGTGGCAAGGCCAGAACAGCCGAGCAAGAAAATGAAACACCGTCACCATTACCGGATGGTAGTTCTAGAACTTTTACCTGTAGATTCCCAATTGCAGAACTGCCAACAATTGAAATTAATGTCGGTGGTGGTGGTTGGGATCCACAATCTTGTGGAGTTAATGGGATTGATGATGGTACAAAACAGTTTTATTTTACTTATAACTCACCGGATATAACACAAGATTCAACAACCGAAACAGTTCTTGCGGTAGGCGATTTAATAAGAATTACTTATATAGGATTAAGGGATTTATTTATTATTGTTGATGACCAGGAACAAATTAGAAAAAGGGCCACTATAGAAGATCATGCATTACCCGGAGGAGCCGCCGGTTGTAGTGGAATATATGAGGCAATGGTACAAGAACCGGCAATGGATAATATTCCGGTTGGCATCCAATTTGCTAGTGGAATATTAAAAAAATATGGTGATATAGCGGATAAAATAAGTTTTAGCGCTGAAGATGATAGTTTTAAATGGGCTTTAGGCTATTTATTAAAAGTTGAGAAAGCAAGTTGGAATATTAATGAATATTTTTTAATAAATCAGGTCCAAATGCATCAATTAGATCCAACACACATTGAGTATAATTTAACCGGATTAGATGGGGCCTTAGTTGGTGGATGGGAATTATACTTTGAAGAACTTCTAAAAAGGGATAAAACATTTACAATAAATGATAGTGAAGTTTTGGTTATATTGAAAAATCAGTTTGAAAAAATAAATCATGGCGGTGAATATGAACTTGAAGTATATAACCCTTTATTATATGTTAGTGAGTCAACATATGTCAGCGAATCAACGATATTAGGAGGAACGAAAGAATCGGAGGCAAACCTTTATGATTAAAGAATATAAAAAAAGAATCGGGATTTTTGAGATTGAAATTAGAGAATCCGGAATTTTAACTTTTAAAAAAAGATTAAATAATTTAATAATGAATACAATTCTAGATGAAGAGGTCCAAATATATCAGGGAGTAGCTCCGGATCTTGAGATTATGCATTGTGCTATTGGTGATGATGACGGGACTAGTTATCCTTTAGCCGCTGATAATTATAAATTAGGGAATGAAGTTTATAGAGTCCCTGTTGAAGCCGGTCCCACTAAAATTGATACCGGATATTTAACAACAGAATTTGTAATCACTAAAAGCGAGGCAAATGGTGAGACAATCAAAGAAATTGGAATTTATGTTAGTACAGCAAGTGAAGATTGGGCCGCTGGGGGCGGAGCCGATACCGGGAAATTAATGTCTAGAGTTTATATGGTTCCAAACGTTGAAAAAACAGCATCGAAAGAAATTACAATTAGAAGAATTGATATTGTTCAAAGACCAACAATAGTATAAAAGGGGGGGATTTTATGACTGCATATATTCAAGACAAAAACAACGCCGAAGATATAGAAAACGACGTAACGGTTTTAAATGCTACAAATTACGGTAATCTAACTTATAAAGTTGATGAAATGCAATTTGTAATGAATGATTTGCATAAATATAAACATACTACAATTTTAGCAAGTGTAAAAGATTCTTGGGAATCCAAGTCTTGGGCCGGAACAGATAGCGGCGTATTTTCAGAAGATGCCACAAATTATATACTGAATGGTAAAAGCGCAAAACTAACAGGCGATGCCGCTGAGGATGGAATTCACTTGTCAAAAGTAATGGATTTAACAACCCATGCGGACGGATACGCTTCAAGTACAGACGATATAATTACATTATTTATTTATGTATCGTCCGGGGATCTTTCAAATATAACGCATCTTGATATAGGATTTTACAATGAAGTATTTGGAACCTGGGATAATTATTTTTGGTATAGATTCGAGCATTTACTAAAAGCCGGAAAAAATATTGTAAAATTAAAAAAATCAGATTTTGACGAATATGGATCGCCAGATTGGAGCGCAATAAGAGGAATTGATGTTTATTTAGAAGATGCGCCAAGCGCTGAGGTAAGTATTAGTTTAGACATGATTTTATTACATACACAAGAATTTAAAAATTTTGTGTTAAAAACCGCTCAAGAAACAGTTACCTATTCATCTACGTTACAAAATGATGATGAATTATTCGTTACATTACCACAAAACGGAATATTTGAAATAGATTTAAATGTTACGGCTTCCGCGACTGACACTTCGACAGATTTAAAAATTGCTTGGACTACGACCGGGGATATTTCATTGGTTGGGGAAAGATTTTGTATAGGTCATCATTATAGTGTTATAGACGTTGATGATTCTGACTCTATTAAAATGAAAACCGAAGGATCTTTAGCGGCCGGCGCAACATATGGTTTAATGAATGGAACCCATTCATATACAAAAGAAAAATTTATTGTCCAGACTTTAAATGATGGTGGAGTTTTACAAATGCAATGGGCGCAGAGGTCCGCACAATCAGGAAAAGACACTGCAATATATGCCGGAAGTTATATAAAAGTAACTCAATTACAATAAAAGAAAAAGGAGAAATACTATGGAATTAACATTGACAGCGATTGCAATCGGGGCTTTTATGGCCGGATCATTTTTATATGAATCAAAAAAAAAGAAGGGTAAAAAATGAATGATAAATTATATAAAATCATCTTACAAATAATGATTCTTATTTGTATAACTGCTTTATCTTTAGTTAAAATATTGGATAAAGATTCAATTATGTTATTGCTAGGAACGATCGTTGGTTATGCATATGCGGTCGGAAAAGATGCATATATCAATAAATAAAAAAATAACTAGTCGCCTAGTTAAATTTAAAATCATTTTAAAATTATTTATTGTTAGAATAAAATTATTATATCATATTATTTTTTTAAAATTTTTAATCAGAGAATATTTTTTAAAAATATCCTCCAAATTTTGGCTAAAATCGGATAAATGCAATTTTATTAAATCTGACGATAGATCACAATAGATTTTATATACATGGATCTTATTTTCTTTTAAATCTTCTTTTAAATCTCTTAGATCCTTTATGCTTATATCTGGATCTATATGAATTTTAACTAACATTTTTTATCCTCCAATGGTATTATAATATCTTTATTCATTATTAAAATACTGTCACAATCCCAACCGTATAAATCCCAATATAATCTATCATGATCCTTTGATATAAATACTTCAATTGCATCATAATCTTTTTTTAATTTTTCAAAATCAATAAATATACTCCATACAAAAGTCTTTTTTATTTTTGGTAATTTATATAATTTATCGGCATTATCAATTATTAATATTTTGCTGTTTTGTGATAGCTTAAATTCAAAAAAAAGCTTTAAGCTATCAGTCTTAAACCCTTCATTAATACACCATTTTTTCCAGGATATTTCATAATTATTATTCGATGCCCACAAACCACCACTTGGTTTAACAAACATTTTTCTATTTTTTATTTCTTTAAATAAATTTTTATCAAATTTGTCATGTCCATAATGTATATATTTCATTTATTTTTATTCTCCTATATTAAATTTATTTAGTACAATTTTTCCATTATTCAAGTCTAAAATCATTTGAGGCCGAAGTAAATTTCTTTTTTTACAATATTTTTCAATATGATTTGAAATAACAAAAAAATCATTTATAGACCTTAGAATTATCATCTTTTTTCCGTTGTTATCAATAAATTTTATTTCGGTTATATTCTGTAAATAATTATGATTTTTAGGCAATATAACTTCAAAAATATATGTCTCCGGTCTTGATTTTTTATAAGTTTCTTTAAAACTTTTAGTATTACAAATAAAACATTTTGTAATACCTTTTGGAATTACCCTACCGCAGCTACAAAGATTTTTTTTCATTTCAAAACACCCTTTAACTTTTATTTTTTTATTATATCATTTTTTATTATTCGACTCTACAAAAACATTGAATACTCTATAAAAATGTAGTATTATTTAAATATAACAAATTAGGAGGTAGATATGAAAACTACATTAACGGAGCAGGATAGAAAAGTTTTAAAAAGAGAAAATGAAAGGAGGAAAGGAAATAATGCAAAATCTAAAAATAAATAATAAAGTTAGGAAATATAGAGTATGGCAAAGATTAACACAAGAATATCTAGCAAAAAAACTCAAAATTTCGATTCATCACCTAAGACAAATCGAAAATGAATTTAAATACCCAAAATATCAGATTCGCGCAAGGATCTGTAAATATTTTAATGTAAATCAAGATCAAATGTTTATTGGGGAATGATATAATTAAAACAGTGATTTTTATTTATTGCCGTTGAAATCGAGGGAATAAAAATTATGGAAAAAAATGATTTCAACAAAAGAATAAAAATGGTTCAAAATGAAAGTTTTAAATCCCTAAGCAAAGAGGATTTAAGTAAAACCAGTAATAGCAAAAGCGGTTATTATAGTCTGGAATCAATTTTCAAATATTTAAATCCTCTATTAGAAAAATACGAACTGAATATTGAAATTATGGAAATATCACAAGTCAGTGTACACATGATTTGGTATGATGACTTAAGTGATAAAACAAGAGATTGTATAATTTCAATCGAAAAAATTAAAGATGTCCCAAGATTAGCATCAATTCCAAATGATGTTCAATCATACGGGGCAATATTAACCTATGTTAAACGGTATGCGTATTGTTGCATATTAAGATTACCAAGTACTGATGTAATAGAAAAAAATTATCCTCAACAATTACCTCCACAAAAGAAAAATTTAAATAGTCGGCAAAAAAATCAAGAGACAAAACCAAAACAAGCTTTGGCAAATCAAACAGACATAAAAAGATTTTATGCTGTTTTTATCAAAAAATTTACAAAAGAATATATTGATAATGAAATTTCAGAGTTAATAAAAAAGGCATTTAAAGTAAAATCAAAAAAAGAAATACCTCGATTAGAATTAATAAAAATGATCGAGTATGCCGAAAAGGCAAATCCACAAAATATTGAACAAGCATTAAAAGACAAAGCGAAAAAATAGCATTCGAGGTGGTAATGATGGATATTATTCTCAGAGAATACCAACGAGAATGTTTAAATACAATTTTAAAGAAAGGTCCAGGCGGCTATTTAATTCAATTAGCCACTGGACTTGGAAAAACTATTATATTTACTCAATTAAGTAAATATATAAAAGGCAAAATATTAATTTTATCTCACAGGACAGAATTAGTTTATCAACCATTAAAATATATTGATTGTAGCAAGGCGGTTGAATTAGGCGAAAATTATAGTAACGGCGAAAAAGTTATTAGTAGTACAGTTCAAACTTTTTGTCGAAGATATGAAAAATTTGGTAAAAGATATTTTGAGATAATAATAATTGACGAGGCACACCACAGCGCGGCGCAACGGTATAGAGAAATAATTGAACATTTCCAACCAAATAAATTGTTGGGTTTTACCGCAACGCCAAACCGGGCTGATAATATAAGGCTTGATAATATATTTGATGAAATCATTTTTGAAAGATCCGTAAAGTGGGGGATCTTAAATAATTATTTATCAAACATACATTGCAAGTCTGTAAATATCGGTTATTCCCTAAAAAATGTTAGATTAAAAATGGGGGATTACCAAGAAAAGTTATTAAATGCCGCGGTTAATATAGATAAAGCAAATTCGGCAATAGCCGAAACATATTTTAAATATAGCAAAGGACAAACTATAATTTTTTGTGTATCAATAGCACATTGCTATAATATACAAAAATTGATTCCTGGATCTAAAGTAATTGATAGTAAAACATCAAAAGAAGATAGAAAACAATTAATTGATGATTTCACTAATAAAAAATTTAGATGTTTGATTAATTGTTTGATTTTTACGGAGGGAACCGACCTTCCGTTGATTGAAACTATCATAATAGCAAGACCAACAAAAAGTATTACATTGTATACGCAAATGGTTGGAAGAGGTTTAAGACTTTATCCAGGAAAAAAAGAATTATTATTAATAGATTGTGTAGGATCTCATAGCTTAAATTTATGCATGGCTCCTTGTTTATTTGGATTAAATATTCATGACACGAGTATTGATCCAAACCGGATAGATTCTAATATTTTTGATTTATCAGATTTTGTCAGTCAAGAAATTGACAATCCTAAGTCCTGGATCAAAAATATTAAAAATGTTCAATTGTTTAAAAAAACATTTGGATATGACATGCATAATGTAAATTATTTTTTAAATCCAGATGGAAGTTTTACGATCAGTTTTCCCGGATTTAAAAAAATAATACCGGCTCCGGATAAATTAGGATATATCCAGGGCAAAAAGAAAAAGTACAGATTACAAAAAGTTTTTGACTTAATGTACATACATTTAGTCAAAAAACATTCGGATCAAATTATGCTTTGGGATCTGGATAGGATAAAAAGGTGGGGAAAGTTAAAACCGACTCAGAACCAAATAAAATTTATTAGATCATATTATCCGGACTACCCTATTTGGGATTTAAACCGAATGGAAGCATCTATTTTAATAACAAAAACAAAGGAGGACGAAAGTGAATAATAAAGAAAGTCAGGAACTAATAAAAATAATAAAAGAGCTTAAAAACCAAATTATAGATTTAAAAGAATATATAAAAAAAGAAATTGTAAATAAGAAAAAAGATCCAAAAGTTAAAATTGATTGGATTGATTTGAATGATTGGGAAGAGGACGAGGATTTAAAAGATGGATAAGACCAAATTAAAAATAGGTGATAAAGTTAAAATAAAAGCTAATACAGATTTGATTATTGGTGGGTTATATCATCATTGTACAAAAGAATTTTTAACTGAATTATTTGGCGAAATAGTTAAATTTGATAAATGCTTTGAAACATGTTTTCAGGGTGAAATTGTTAAAATAGGAAAATATAACACATATTATATTTATGATGAAATAGAAAATAAATATTTTATCATGAATAATAATCATAATGAAATTTATTTATTGGAGGATAAATGATGAATAAACAAAAAATATTAAGAAAGATTAATCAATGCCTTATGGAAAATGGTATTTTTAATATTGATATTGCGAAAGAAATTGCTGACACAATAGAAGATGAATTATCTTTTGGGCAAGTCAATATTAGTAATGATAATAGCAGTATTACTGCTATACAGAATAATAAAAAAAAGAGGTAAAAAATGAATAGAATAATTATTGAAAATATAAAACAAGATATTATAAAGGCCGGATCTATAATTATTTTAAATGCGGCTATTGATATGGATCAAATTTGGTCAAATAGAAGAATAATAATTATAACAACGACAGGTCGATTAATAGACTTAGAGTCCGGCGCAGATGTAACGGCAAAATTTTTAAATTTAAAAGAAGATGATCATTTAAGTTACCCAGAAATAGCACAAATATTACAACCATTTATTACAAAGATTTGTAATGAAAATGAAATTATAATAAGGAGTGGTACTAATGAAAAATAAAAGTAATTTGGAATTCAAAGGAAAGTCTGATTTTCAAGTTAAATATATAATTCTTGAAGATGGAACAAAATTAGATATAAATAATATTGCCCATGTTTTAATATTAAAGGCCAGAAAAAACGATAAAGAATATGAATTTTGCTTAAGTCAAAATGTCAGAAAAAAAAATGATTATAAAGCATTATCAAATCAAGCTTTTTTGATGGCTAATGTATTGAAGATAATGGCATTAAAAAATGTCGATTTTGAAACAGCTACAAAGATCCATATTGAATATATGGATAAACTAATTGAAAGGAAAAATAATGCATAAGAAATTTATACAACAATTTTTGAAAAGTCATGAAATTGATGGCCAAATATTTTTTCTTTTTGGCCAGGACAATATTTTAAAAATATCAGGAAAATATCAATATATAAAATTCGAAGTTGATATTACTTTAATAAACTCGATACAGGCTGATAGTGATTATATTTATTTTATAACCAGGTATGGAAAAATATTATTACCACGAAAGAAGAAAGAACCAGAGCAGGAGCAAAAACAAACACTAAAACTTAGAATATTTAAAAAATTATTTGGAGGATAATTAATGAAAAATATAGATGAATTAAAAAAAACAAGAATATCAATTAAAAATTATAAAGAAGGTGACGGCGGTTGGGCTATTTGTTATTTACCGCCGGAAAAGAAAGAAATAAAAGTCGTTTTTTCTTTTGATGATGGGTGGGATCATGTGAGTGCATCCTTTGCGCATAGATGTTTAACCTGGGAAGAAATGTGCCGGATCAAAGATATATTTTTTCATGAAGATGAAATTGTATTACAATATCATCCGGCAAAAAAAGATTATATTAATTTGCATCCTTATGTTTTGCATTTATGGAAACCGCAAAATGTTGATATTCCTATTCCAGATAAGATTATGGTATAGGAGGTTTGAAATGTTAAGATATGATTTTTTTAGTGTATCAATATTAGAAAATAATCAAGTTAGAATTACTTTTTGCAATAATCAAATTGCAAGTTTAGGTGAACATTTTATAAATATTATATATGACTATAAAGACTATGCTAATAAGTCATTGAAAGAATTAAAAGAATTATATATAAATTTTAAATACCCGGAGGATTGAAATGTTTTGGATGCTTTTTATTTTTAGATTAGCAATTTACTTGTTTAGCTGGATCTTTATTATTTTTCAAGCTATTTTAAAAGATAATGAAGAAACGAGACAAAAAGCAAAAGATATAAGGGAAGTTTATGGATCAAGAAGAATTAATATATTAAATGCATATACGTTTTTCATATTGCCGGAACTTGTAGTTATATGTTTAGTATACCAGGATCTAAAAACAATTTTTAAAGGGGATATTAAATAATGGATTATCAAACAGTGAGAAATAAAATAGATGAGGTAATAACTGATTTGCTAGAGATAAAAAAACATAAAAATAATACAAAATATGTCGATATGTGTTTTAATCATATGCTTAATGATTTGCACGATATGACAGCGTTTTTGAGCGCTCAATCACTTAAAGAAGAATTAGGAATAGGCCAGAATGAAAGTGAGGATAAATAATGAATTATAAAAAATTAGTTGAACAGGTAGGAAAAGAGAGCCAAATAAAAAAATCTATGGAAGAATTAATCGAACTGCTGGAATTGCTAATTAAAACTCAGACAAAAGAAGTTTATTTTCCTCAAAAAATACTTGATAATCTTGTTATGCAAGAAATAGCCCATGTATATATGATCCTTAGATCATTAAAAATAGTATTTAATGTTAAGGATGAAGATATAATCAAAGAAATAAAACATAAGGAAATCAAGCTTATAAATAAATATTCACAGATTGAGAAATAAATACATGAAGCCTGTAAAATTTACAAAAGTAACTAAAAAATATATAAATGAAAAAATTTTAAAATTAGATATGGATAAAGATTCAAATGAAAATTTATTTAATACAACTATGGATATCTTAAGATCCAAAAGATTATTTCTAAAAGATATGAAAGCAATAACTTATTTTGCCGGAAAATATCATTTAGAAATTGGTTTTTATACAAAAGATACTTATTTTTCAAAAGATTTTGAAATTTTAAGGGGTGATAAAAATTAGTAATTACAGCAAAGAATATTATCAGTTAAATAAACATATATATAGAGAAGCTCAAAAAAGATATCATAGGAAATATTTTGGATATGAAAAAAAAAGAAAAAAAATATTAGAGTATAAAAAAAACATGAAAAAATTAAAAGACCTAATGTTTGAATATTGCGGAGGTAAATTTTAATTTGAAAAATGATTTTGAAAATAGGATTAATAGATTAATCCTAGCAATAAATAATAGTGGCCGCGGGTATGGGTGGCAAAATCAACCAAAAAGAAGTCATGAAACCGGGACTTATTTAGAAGGGGAACCCTTTGACTTTATAATTTTATCGTCAGGATATAATTGTGTTTTTGATGCAAAAATGACACAGCAAGATAATTATAAAATTATGAAAAAAGATATTAAACAGGCAAACAATCTATTTAAATGTTATATGACCGGTATGGATGCATTTTTTCTAATTTACTTTTTTAAGAAAAATACATATAGAAAAATACATATATTAGATTTTTTAAATATATTAGGAACTAAAAAAAATATAAAATTTGAAGATTGTGAGAAATTTCGACTTGAAAGGATGTTTTAAATGGATAATAATAGTAAAAGAGTAAAAATACAAAGGCATTATCCCTATTCCTATAAAATAACACTACCAAAAGAATATTGCGATTATTTAGCCATAAATGATGAAACATGGATAAATATAATTTTAGATAAAAAAGGAAATAGGATAATATTGGAAAGGAAAGAAGATGGGAAAAAAACAAATGAATAAATTACAAACTATTCTATTCAATAAAAATATAACAATAAAATATATTGCAAAAAAATGTAATAGAAGCCCGTCCCGGATGGGCTATAAAATAGATAAATTAATTCTAAATTTATCAGAGATAAAAATAATTTTAAAAGAATTAAACATGAAATTTGAAGATATTTTCTGATATAATAATATCGTTGAAAGCTTTTCCTTTTACTATAAAATAAAAAACAGGGATTATATACCCTGTTTTTTATGTTTTAATCGGTTTTTATTTCTCCAATGGATTTATTTCCATCTGAGTATATTCGTCTAATTTTTCGGTAAAAAAGTCATCTTTAAATTGTATTGGACGAATTGAATTATTTTCATATTTCATTACTTTAAAATTATTTTTTGAATCTAAAATTACAAGATTTTCTTGCTTGATGAATCTTAAAAATTGTTTTTCAGGAATATCATTTTCCCTTAAGATTTTTAATAATTCATTTCTATAAAAACAGGGACCATCTTCATGAATGAATCCTAAACGAGAAATTTTCGATTCATGACTAAATCTGCTACGATTTGAAAAATACGTTTCTTTTATAATTTCTAAAGCATATTCCATTTTATCAATGCTTTTTTTCGTTGGTAATCGCTTTAAAATCCTTTTTCCCCAGGCTACGGAGTCGAATTCTTTGTAGCCAAAAATAGTATGCATTATTATATCGCATAAAACTAATAACGAAACATGCGTTATGTGTGCCTCAAGATTTATATTATTGGCCAATTTATCTTCTATATCATTTAATAGGTCCTCTAATTTAGATTTCCGCTCTTTTATAAATTCAATGAATTTTGGTCCTAAAAGTCCATAATTTTCATAAACAATTTTTTTTGTTGTCCTGGCAAGATCCTTGTTAACAGATGGGACACCTTCAATCTCTAAAAGGCGTTTATATGCCCCGCCGTCTATTCTTGCATTTAATACGGCTCTTTCTCCTGTAAATAAAAATGTATTATCCCAAGTACTAACTGGCCTACTTTTTAAATCTTTACTTGAACGAGTCCTTCCGGAACCGTTCGCCATGTCATAAATTAATTTATCCATTTCATTTTTATTTAAAATACTAAATTGTTGGCTATCATCAAATATTGTAATAATATTATTAAAAATACTAAATCGTGCCTCAATCCCGGCCCTAGTAACATTACAACTTGGAATTGTATCTTTCCCCGGCCGTCCCCATATACTATAGGCGACGGCCGCCGCAATAGATTTCCCACGATTTGGCGGCGCGTAATTATAAAGTCCGAAACCCTGTAATTTTAGAAGCTTTATTAAGGGACTTGCTAAACTAATAGCTGGGTACAATCTAAAGATATCATTCTTAAGATTAAATAAAAGACAATGTTTATATTCTTCCCAATCACCTTTTTGATGAAGGCTTTCAATTATTATTTTTTCGTTTTCGTCTTCAGTGTGTAGTATTATTTTTTTGCTATAAGGTAAAAATTCATTATTTACCCAACCAAGTTTTGAAGAAGCATATTTTCTCTCAATCTTCATGTGCTTAACCAGGCCCGAAATATACTTATCATATTGTACAATGTCGCTGATATTCCCATCAAACCAGCTAGAAGTTTTTAAATGGGAATTTAAAAAAATTTTAAAATTTCTTGGAGTCGCAAATGCATCGTCCGATTTAAATACATTTACTTCTTTATTGAATCCATTCGTTATTGTTAATAAAAGCTCTTCACGCTTATTTAAATATATTAAATCTGTTGGTATTAGTTGGACCGGAGTAATTAATTTATCCTGGTATTTCTCGGATTTATTTATAAATCTTTGAATAAATCCTTTCTTTGATAAATAATATCCAGCTCCTACATTTAAATCTAATAATTTTATATTATTAGAAAATTTGAGATCCTCTTTAAAAGTTTTTTCGCCTTTAAATTTATTGTATTCATTAATATATTTATAGTTATCAACAGTTTTATCAACAAGTTTATCATTTATATTATTTAATTTTGTAGACGTATTCGAAATCATTTAATATCCTCCATTTTCCCCCAATAGATAAATTCATTTCCGAAAAATATTAGTAATATTCTTATATCGTCCCGGATCATTTTTATATTTCTTTATTAAATTATTAATTTCTCTTTGGGGAATTAATATCCGACCTTCTTTTTTTATGGAATTTAGTTGATTATTTTTTATTTTGAGTCGGACAGTTCTAGGAGTAATTTTCAAACGTATGGCAGCCTCTTTAGTTGTTAAATATTTTTCATTCACGTTATCACCTCTTCCCTAATAGAAAAGAGTATACATTAATGTATAGTGTTTTGCAATCTTTTTTTTGGAGACATGTAATATTAATGTTACAGAATAATTATAAAATAAAAAATTTCATTTGTCATTAAATTAGGTTTTCCTATATAAGTTACAAAAATAAAACTTTGTAACTTTTCATAATTATAGTATATGTTCACAAGCAGATAGACTTTGAAGTATTTTTTTGAGTATTTGATATTACATAAAAGGTTACAAAGTTACATAAAAAATTTTTTTTGTAACCTGTTTTGTAACCGGGTTTTTCTTTTATATATATATATATATATTAGTAATATAGTAATATATATATATATATATATATCTAGTAACTACAAAAGTTACAAAGTTACAAAAAAATGCTTGTATTTCCTATATACAAAATTAAAAAATTTTTTTTAAAAAAAAATATTTGTTATTACATATATATAATTTAATTCATTTTTTTTGTAACTTTTGCTATGTCTCTATTCAAAACATTGATTGCTCTAAGAGTGTATAGGTTACAAAAAACGTTACAATATTTAAAATGACAATTATTAGTGTCTTATATCCAAGTTATAATCAGTGATTCAGCAAGTTACAAAGTTACATAAAAAAGTTACACTTTTATGTAACCTACTAAAAAATATATAAATTGCTTTATAATATTTCTTACTATATAATAAAAAAGTGATTTTATTATATAAAATATTCATTTTTTATTCGTCCTTTAATAAGGGATAAATTCAAAAGCCAGGTGTAATTTTATGCCTGGCTTTATATATCCGTTAGATTAAATTTCAAAAAAAAGGTTGAAAATAATGTACCTTTTTTTATATAATATTATTACATAATTATATAAAAAGGAGGATAAAATGAATATTTTAAAAATCTTTTCTTTATTGGCATTATTATTAAAAAATGAAAATAAACAAAATGAATATTGCCCGGAATGCGGGGACAAGCCTATTACTTTTAAAAAAGGAGAAAAGATCATAATTTACATATGCGGAAGGGGCCATGTGTGGTATGAAAAAACCAAAACAAGCATTTTTGATAAGAGGAAATAATTACATTTCTACGATAGAAATTGTAGAAATTGTAAGAGAAACACCAAAATATTATATTATAGATGGTCTTAAATATCGAAAGCTTTATAATCATGAAGCAATGGCAAGAAAAAAATCAATTTCAAGATATTTTAGTGATGATTATCTTTTTTGTATAGATAATCAAGAAATAGTTGAAAGACATATAAATCAATGTTATGAATATTTCAAAGAAGAATTAAAAAAAGAATTTGAATCAAAAATAAAAAATTTAGAGTTTTTTAAACTATACAAAATATGGAAAATCATAGGAGGATATTAAATGAATAAAAAAATTTTTGAAATTACAGGTAATTTTTGGGTAGACATGTTTTTAATTTTAATTTTTCCATGGTTCGTTATAGCAATAGCGTTCCGGAATAAATTTAATTGGCATTGGGGGAAAATTGCCATAATCGGGATTGTTGCGCTTTTTATAAACAATTTTTCTTTTTTTTCTAATAGTTCTTCTAATAGTTCTTATGAGAAAAAATACAATGATTTATTATCAAAGTATGAAAAATTACAAAATAAAGATTCTGAAAAATTAGATAATGAAAAAAAAGCGCAAACGATAAAGATAGAAAATGATAAAAAAATTACTATAAATCCAACACAAAAATCAACTCCAAAACCAACACAAAAACCAACCAAAAAACCAACACCAAAACCAACTAAAAAATTAGTTTATGATCAAAGTATAACTTTTGATCAGTTAAATAGAGATCCAGATAAATATTTCGGAAAAGGTGTTATATTTTCTGGAACTATCATTCAAGTTATGATGGATGATGCTGGTGATACTTTTCGAATTGATGTCGGCAATAATAATATTATGATTTGTACTTATAAATATAAAAATAATGAATTAAGGTTAATTGAGAATGATAAAATCAGATTTCAAGGAATTAGTTTAGGTTTATATACTTATGAGACAGTTTTAGGGGCAGAACAAACCGTTCCGGCGGTTACTATTGATAATATAATATCCAGATAGGAGAATTTAAATGTCTAACATAAAGGATTTAGGAGAAGTTAAAAATATTAAAATTACTGCCGAAGTAGAAGGAAAAATTGTAAGTTACAATCCGGAAACGGCTGTTATTGTTGCATATGATAAAGATTCATTGATTAATTTATGTAATATTCATAGCTCAATTGACGGCACAAATAAAATTATTAAACAGTTGAAAAATTATGCCGATACTTTACAAAATGAAGTTGATAATAAAATAAGATCCAATATGGAACTGGTGAAAAAGTCTTTTGAATATTATAAAAATAATGACATTGAAGGTTTTAAAAAAGCTTGTAAAGATGGAGAATTAAAAGATATGCCGGAAGATGTCGCAATGGAAATGGAACAAAAAATGTTTAAGGGGGCTCTTAATTAATGGATATGGAGGAATATTTTGATTACACACAGGAAAAATTAAAAAAAATTATTAAAGAAGTAAAAAGGATTGGCGTTAGTGAGTACCATCCTACTATTAAAAAAGCTAAAAAAAAGGCGATTAAAGCTTTAAAAAAATTACATAAAGAATTTGAATTTTAAAAAAAAAGGGGGATAATTAAACTAATGAAAAAATATTTTTGGTTGGGAATTATTGCAATGGCAATATTATCAAACATATTAGGTCTTATTATTTTATTTTTATATGAGAAATAAAATTAATCTTAGGAGGAATAAAAATGAATTTGGTATTAATCTTTTCAATTTTGAGTTTGTTTGTAAATGCGGCGGTTGTCTTTATATTAACAAGATACCATAAAAGAGTATCGGATATTTATAAAAAAATATCCGCGACAAATCGGATTACTCAAGATACTTTGAGAGAATCCGACGAGGCAAATAAAATAATACTTAGTAACCTTTATAGCGCGCAATTAGTTTCTGTCTCTATTAAAGACAGTTTGAAAGCTCTAGAGGTACAGTTAGAAGCAAAATATAAAAAAAATCAGTTATTGTTTGGTATTACTGAAAATGATATAAGGAAAAAATATCAAGAAAATAGAAAATTTTAAAAAATAAATTTAGGAGAATTTTTAAATGACTGAAATAGAAATAATCCATGAACAAATAGAAATATTGCATAAAAAAATTACAAATATAGAAGAATGTTTTAATATTTTAGAAAAAATGATTGAATTACAAAGTAAGAGAATTGAAAAATTAGAAATAAAAAATAAATAAATTTAGGGGAAAATTTATGAAATTTTTAGAAATTTTATTGTTAGATAAAAAAAAGGAAAATTTACAAGAATATCATAAAACTTTAGAGCTAATAGCCGATATTCAAAGTAAGAGAATTAAAGAATTAGAGAAAATATTAAAAATAAAAAAATAAATTAGGAGCGAAATGTTATGAAATTTTTAGAAATTTTAGAAACAGATAAAAATAATTATAAACGTTATAAAAAATTATCTGAGGATCAAAAAATAAAATTTGAAAAAAATTATAAAAAAACATTTCGCTATCAATTTTATGAGTTAAATTATTATATGAGAAAGTATAAAAATAAAATGGAGGAGTAAAAATGTTAATTAATGGAGTTCCATATTTACAAAAGCAAATCAAGCTAAATTTAAATATAACTCCACTAAAGAGAAAAAAATCAGACATAAAGGCTATTGTTGTTCATTATACCGCAAATCCTGGGGCTACTGCCGATAATCATTTTGATTATTGGAATAATGCTTTTAGAAAATCGTCGGCTGATGTCGTTATTGATAAAACTAAAGTTTTAAAAATCAATGACTGGTATAGAAATTATACCTGGGCCATTGGTGATGGAAACGGTCGATTTGGATATTGGAATAGCAACACTATTTCTATTGAAATGTGTATCGAAAAAAACGGCAAGCTAGATCCTAAAACTATATCGAATACAATTGCTTATATTCGATATCTAATCAAAAACGGATTTACAGAGAACGTAATAAGACATTATGATGCTTCAAGAAAATTATGTCCTTTTGAATTTGTTGATTTAACTATCAAGGGCCATAACAAAGCTTATAAAGATTTTAGAAGCAGAATATTTGCCAAAGATACCGCCAATTTATATGAAAATTATCAAGGCCTTTATTGGCTATGGAAAAAGGGATTTATTACAGGTAAAGAGTATATGACAAGTAAGGAAAAATCCCATTTTGATTGTGATCAAATAGGAATTATTATGAAGCGGATATATGAAGATATACTAAGTAAATAAAAGGAGAAAATCATGAGTGAAAAATACATTGAATTTGAATTAAAGAAAGATGGAACAACAGAAAAAGTGAAGTTTAATAATTATATTTTAATTGGGATAGATCAAAATGAAGTAGAAAAAACCCATGTTGCGCGTATAATAACTCAAATTTCAGGATCATTTAACACCAAAATTTTTCATAATGAATTAGTAAAATTACAAAAGGGATTAGGGAAAAAATTAGAGGAAAGACCTCATATTGATAAAATATTTAATATAACAAATGAAATTATTAATATTTTTGAAAAAGAGGGAATCCAGGGTTTGAAATATGAACGTAAAAATGGGAAATTTTCCGAATTTAAAAATACAGAATTTGAAAATATATTAAAAATTCTAGAAGAACAGTTCAGAGAAGGAGCAAATCATGAGTAAAAAAATAAAAAATATTGAATTAAAGACATTTTATGAAGATGGAACAATAGAAACAAAAGAATTTGATAATTTTGTTTGTATTGGAATGAGTGTTGATCAAAAAGAAAATAGGATAGATGTAAAAGTAATTAATAGGCTGGATGAAATTTACCATGCCCATGTAGCAATAAAACAAATGAAAAAGGTTATAGAAGGAATTGAAAAATCTATTGAAATATGTCCAATAGATAAAATGGCTTTTGATATAACTAGTCAAATTTTTTCCATTTTTGAAGAAGAAGGCCTAGAAGGAATAAAAAAAGCATATAAAAATAACGAATTAAATATAACTGAAGATGACTATAACCATGCATTAAAGGTTTTTAAAAATGCTCCTAGGCCGGAGGTGAAAAAAAATGGAAAAAAATAATTGTTATAAAGGATTTGTAACAATTTTAAAAGATGGAAAGCCAATTGGTCAAATTTATAATAATTTTTAAAGTCGAATCTAACTCAAGTATATTGTGTTAGATTCGACTAACTTTATATCATTGAATATAAGCTTAATACAAAGTTTTTGTAATAATTACGTAATTTAGATTTATATTCAATCTAACATAACCAAATAAATATTAAAGGAGAATTAAATTGAAATTATATAAAGATAAAGAGACGAAAATTATTGAATCAAAATTAAAAAAAATTGAATGTGATAATTGTCATAAATTTATTCAAAACGAGGAATTTTATTATTCGGTTAAAACATTCCATGCATTATGGGGGAATGATTCGATAGATAGTTTTGAATATTTAGATTTTTGTTGTAATAAATGTCTAATCGAAAATTTATCAAATTATTTAAGTGATGCTAACAAAACATATAATTATCAAATAGAAAAATGTCTTTATATTGAAAATGAAGATTAAAAAAATATTAAAGGAGAATTCAATGATAAAAACAAAAAAAGAAATAATAAAAAAATATTCTGATGAATTTAAAAAGAAATATTTTATACCTGAAAATTATATATTAGACGAAAATGGATTTGGTTATTATAAATCAGGTAATGTAATAATGTTAAGTGCTATTCCATTTTTTATAGATTTTGCTATTATTAATAAAAGTAAAAACATAGCACTTAAAATTATATATTTTGATGATTCACTAAAAGAAAGAGATTTTATTATTCCTTTATATCAAACCGGATTGAAAGGATTAATGATTAAACCTTTTAGATCCAAAGGAATTACCATTGATAGTATTAACGAATTTCAATATATTAGTTTTTTTTCGGAGTTTTGGAATTTTAATTATAACCTTATGCCTTATTTAGAATCTAAAGAATCAAATGATAACTTTTGGATACAGAAGATAGAATAAATATTAAAGGAGAATTAAATTGAGTAAAACAAAAAAGAAACAAGGCAATTCATTATTTTATTTTTCGATATTTATTATTTTATTTTTTTTGATTATTCTTTATATAAAATATGTAATATTTTTAATGTTAATAGCCGGATCTATTTTTATAACTTATAAAATAATAAAACATAATAAATTAATTAAAGAAAGAAGAGATTTATTATTAAGAACAAGCTCATTAAATCAATTGTTATATACATTTCAAAATAACCCTTATGATTTTGAAAAATATATTGCAAATTATTTTAATCTTTCGGGATATAAAAACGTAAAAACAACACTAAAAAGTAATGATTTAGGCAAAGATATAATCATGTATGATGAAAATAATTCTAAAATTATAGTAGAGGTTAAATTATATAGCAAACATAATTTAATTGATAGGCCGAAGATCCAAAAATTTCATTCGGCAATGATTGATGAAAATGCGGAAGGCATTTTTGTTACTACTAGTGATTTTACCGGACCAGCTTATCAATTTTCAAAAAAACATAATATTAATTTAATTAATGGCGATACTCTAATAAAAAATATATTTGCTTTAAAAGAAAGAATTAATGAAATTAAGACAAAAAAAATATGATATAATTAAGTCGGGTTTTTTATTTTTTAAAATTTTGCTACTTCTTATATAAAAAAGGGATATAAATATATCTCTTTTTTTATGCTTATTTTTATAAATATCTATTGTTGTATTGCCTTTTTTATATGTATTGTTTATAATAAATGTAAATATTAATAGGAGGTTTAAATGAATAAAAAAACTAATATAACGATAGGCCTGCATTCAGGCACTATTGAAAAAATGAATTCTTATTTGTCTTACACTTTACAACCAAGACAAATCTGGATTGAAAATTTAATATTAAATGAAGTGGAGAATAAAAAACCAAAGCTAAAATATAATATTAGCATAATCGATGCCGATTATGAATTACAAATTTATAAGGCATATGATTATATATTTTATGGATCTAGTAAAGAATTTATTAAGATTTTAGATGAAAACCAAAAGATTATTATTAGGGCCATGCCAACTCTAAATGAGTTAAAAATTAATGGCCAGGTTTTAATATCTGAAGATTCTCCATTTATTTATAGGAGGAAAATATAAAATGTCAATGTATCATTTGATATATGGAATGAATCCATACAGCGACATAATATTATCAATGCTTGAAATAGATATAAAAAAAGTTGAAAGGTTCCGGGACGTTGGAATTGATTATCAAAATAATCAAATTTGGGTATATACCCGGACCGGTGGTAGTAATCGGCAACTTTATAAAAACAAAATTTTAACAAAAAATAAATATTATTTAAATAATAAAGATGATTCATACGACCGGACCTATGCCGAATACAATTTCTGTATTCCTGAAGAATTCAAAGATATAATACATAAATTTAGTAAATATAACAGGGATCGGGTTGATTGGGAATCAAAATTTAAACATATGGAGGAAAAAATGAATGAAAAATAACAAAAATGTTACCAATGAGCCTAAAACGGCATTACCAAATTATCCCTTTTCGCATGTAAATATAGAATTAACAAATGATGCTATTGATGAATGTTTTTGTTTGACAGTGCATGGAGTTAAACATTATTTACATTCTAATACGGTCCAAAATCTTTGTATTATGCTTATATCCGGTTTATTGAAATGGGAAAAAGCGGCCGAAAATTTATATTATGGGAAAATTCCAAACTGGCATTATACTCAAGAATTATTAAAGGAAATTGCCGAGGAAAAAAATGATTTATTATCAAAGCTAGAACAATTAAGACTTTTATTTAATTCTATGAAAGGGGAATAAATGAAAAATTTTATAAAAGCTCTAAATATTTTATTAAAATATGAAAAGCCTAATTATCCGTTTCATTGCGAGCATGATATTTTATACATTTGCATATCACCTAAAAATATATCTTTAGAAGATATAAAAAAATTAGATGATTTACAAATACATGCGGATTATGAAGAGGATCATTTTTTTAGTTACCATTATGGCAGCGCATAAATAGAAAGAAGGTATAAAATGGAAAAAAAAGAAGTTGAAAAATGTAAAATTGAAGCCTGTTACAAGGATGGAACCAGTGACATTTACGAAACAAATATATTTTTTTTTACTGGCAAGATTCTTAAAGGTGATGGAAGCGGAATGATTGTACTTAGCTTAGGATATGAATTATACGATTTTTATAGAATATTAAAAACTATGGAGAGGAAACGAAAAGAAATTTGCAAGGCAATATTTAAAGCCTATCCAAATTACAACGAAATTTTTAAAATATTTGATTTTGTCAATAAGAATGGCCCGGATGGATTAAAAAAGGAAAATTTTAATGTTTCCGAAGAAGAATTTAATAATATAAAAAATATGTTTTCAAAGGAATAAAAATGGAAAAAGCTTATAAAAAATATTGTTATAATTGCAATGATTTTATAAATATTGTTATAAAAGAAGAAAAATGCAATATTAAAATAAAAAAAGATGAAATTATTTTTAATACAAAAATGGCATATTGTAAAAATTGTAATAAAAGAATTCATGTTAATTTTTTAGAAGATGAATTAATTAAAAAAGCAAATAAAATATACAGAGATAAAAAAAATATTATACAAATTAGTGAAATAGAACTTTTATTAAAAAAATATGCCATAGGACATAAACCATTATCTAATTTATTAGAATGGGGAGAAAATACAATTGGAAGATATTTAAAAGGATTAACTCCAAATATTGAATATAGTAATAAACTTAAAAGCCTTTTTAATATAGCAAATATGGAAGAATTATTAGAAAAAAATAAAGATTATATAACTAAAATAGCATATAAAAAAATAAAAAATTCTATAGATAAATTAAGAAAGGAATAAAAATGGAAAAAAATTGTAAATTATCAAAAGAATTAAGTACAAAATATAAGGCTAAAAAAAATGAATGTACTGATAATAGCTTTAAAATATGTAAATATGAAAAATTAGATTTATGTATAGGATTTATAGAGCATGAAAATTATTATTTTATTCATCTATGGAATATACATAATAACAAAATTGTTGATACTACCCTTCCAGATGATGAAAAAGATTATAATTATATTGAAATTATGAGAATTAATAATTTTGATGTAATCAAGAAAAAAATATCTGATAGTTATAAAGTAATTGGATTAATAGAAAAAAAATTATCAATCTTAAAAGAGGAAAATGTTGGAGGGTTTTCTATTTCTCTGGCAACTAATTTTAAAATTTATAGAGAATCTAAGACTGAACACGAATTTTGTTGTTTAAGTGCGCTTGCAATGTTTTCTGAAAATATAAAAAGAATGGAATATGAATTTATTTAAAAAGGAGCAATATGTTTTATTTTGTTTTTAATATTGAATTTAAAAATATTGAATGGTCCGGCCAAATATATGTTAGAAAAAATGAAACAATAAAAGAATCAATAAAAAGACATTTTCCAGATTGGAAAGAAAATGACGATTTTGGTGTTAGTAAAAATTATTGTGTATATATCAAAAATATTTTGGTCGAAGATTTATTAGATTATTTAAAAGAAAATGGATTTGCTTAAATAAAGGGTCTTCCCTATCCCCTAAAGGCTAAAATTTATATATATAGAGAGAAATTCCCGGTAGGGGATAGAGGACCTATAAAAAAAAGGGGGGATAAAATTGATTGTTTTAATTTTCAAAGTAATTTTTGAAATGATTTTTTTTGATAAAGAACAGGGATTAAATATTTTTTTATTAACTAATAAAGAGTGTAAAAAATATAAATTAAATGGTAAAAAAAAAGATCATCCAGACAATGATCCATTCCCTATCTATTTAGGAGATGAAAAAATATAAGATATTCCTTAAGTATAATTAACAGTATACCATTGAAGAGTAATAATGTATAATGTTCTTAGTAATTTATAAATCCACATTGTAAATAAAACTATAGTAAAAATACCCATAAACTTATGGGTATTTTTATTGTTTTATGTATATATTTATTATATATTATATATAGACTGTAGTTATTTAAAATTAAGTTGTATAACATCTGCTCAAAAGCCAGTAAAATGCATTCAAAAATATTCACTCTTTAAAGGGTGAATATTTTTATGTTATAATAATGTTGTTGATTACTTTATATTAAAACTTCTAATATTTGTGTTTTGCGAATTAGTTTTGTTCCTAAGAACTGTACTTTTTAGTACAGTTTTTAGTTTTTTATGATATAATTAAAAAAAATCACTAAAAACTTGTACTTTTTTGATGGCAATAATTTTGAATACTAGTTTAAACTAAAAATATCCATAGGTCGAATGGATATTTTTATGTTATAATATTTATAATGTTTTTTCATTTACTATTTAAAAAAGCCGATTAAATTATAATCGGCTTTTTCCCTTGCAAACGCTTAAAATACAAAATTTAAAAGGCATAAAAAAATTATACCATATATAGAGGGAAAAATGATAGAAATTGAAAATACTGATTGTTTTGTTGCCATGAAAAATTTAAGTCCTGGATCTATAGATATGATTTTAACAGATCCTCCATACAATGTGACGGCGGCTAATTGGGACAAAGTGATTGATATTGAATTATTGTGGAAAGAGTATAAAAGAATAATTAAGCCAAATGGTTGTATTGCTATATTTGGTATAGAGCCATTTTCTACGATAATAAAATATCATAACTTGAAACAATTAAAATATGATTGGATATGGGTTAAGGATAAGGCAACAAATTTTTTAAATTGCCGTAAGCAACCTTTAAGAAAAAGTGAAACAATTTCTATATTTTATAAAAAACAATCCCTATATATACCACAATTATATAAAAATGATCCCAAAAATATACGGCCAGCAAAAAAAAGAATGTATAAAACTGACTTATATGGGGATCATTATAAAATAGTTAAAAAGACAATACCTGAAAATATGTGTTATCCAAACAATCTGTTATTTTTTAATAAAGAACAAAGACCATATCATCCGGCCCAAAAACCAATTAAATTATTAGAATATTTAATCAAAACTTATACTGCAGAAAACCAAAACCAAATAATCCTAGATACATTTATGGGATCAGGAAATGTTGGTATGGCTGCTAAAAATTTAAAACGTTATTTTATAGGCTATGAGATAGATTCATATTATTTTAAAATTGCTAAAAATAGAATTTTTGAGTATAGCATTATTTAATAATTGTTTGTATCTTTTATAACAACGTTAATGCATTGTTTTTTTAGACAAGAATTAAACTCGACTTGCATTTTTTTTAATTCTTGTTTGCTAGGATTTATGGCAATCGCCTCAATTATTAAAAAGTCCTCTTCAGAATTTTTCAAAATCAGAACTAATTTGATTTCATAAGGCAATTTTACCTTCCAGATTTCAAATTTATCATGTTCCTTTAATAGTTCTTTAGTGCCTCGTAAGACTTTCTTAATTTTATCATTTATGTTTAATCTCATTTTATATAAGGTTTTATCATCTTTACATTCTTTTGGATCAGCTCTTAATTCATATTTTTTTATCATTTTTATCCCTCCACTTATATTATATAATGTTATTATCATTCTTGTGAATAATAATTAGTTTGGAGCTTAAATATGCCATATAGAACAAAAAAACAATGCGCCCGGCCTGGGTGTTTTCGTGCCGTAAAGGCTGGACAAAGATATTGTAATATCCATAGAAGGTCAAACACATATACTCAAAAGATGTATAATTACAAATGGCATAAAGCCAGGACTAATTATCTTATTGATCATCCTTTGTGCCGGAAATGCCAAAAAGAAGGTTTTATTATTCCAGCAACTGTTGTTGATCATATAAGACCTCATAAAGGTAATTTAAATTTGTTTTGGGATGAAAAAAATTGGCAGCCGTTATGTCAGACTTGTCACAATAAAAAAACAGTGAAGGAAAATAAAAAATAGGAGGTAAAAATGCAAATATATATTGATTTAAAGCCAGAACTAAGTTTAAGAGAGTTGAATAAACTTATTGATCAATTAATAAAAGAAAATTTAAGGCATAATATTAATATTGCCCTTTATAGAATTTATCTTAGGAGTTTAGGCAAAATAAATGGAATTTTCGTTGATTCTCTTCAGGAAAAATTTAAAATATACGGTGATATTAGAATCGAAGAATCTTTCAGTGATCGGGTCGGAAATGCCGCCGTTGAAGCTTGTAGAGGGAAAAAAAATGAGTGATAGAATGGTAGAGCTAATTTTTAATATGATTGATTATATTAAAGATATCGAAACAACAATGGATAATGAATGGGGATTTTCTAGATCATTTAGTCAATTATTAGATGATGAAGAAGTCCCAGAAATATTTTTTGACTGTACTAATATGTTAAAGTTTATGGGTATTGATAATAAGGAAATAACTGAAAGAATTAAAGGAGGAAAATAAATTGGGATCTAATCATGAATTATTTTTATTGGACACTGATATTTATTTAAATTATGGAAAGAAAGATGAAGAATTAGTTGGTCATTTGGACGAAATTTCTTTAGTTAATTTTCCGGCATATCAAAAGTCTATTAAGCAAAAAATATTTAAAATTATTAAAGATAAATTTAAAAAGCTTATTCTTGTTATAGTTAAATTATATGATAGACTTAGATAAATTTTTTAAAGATATTGACAATCATTTTGCTTGTCAATATTGTATAAATAAATATAACTTCAATGATAGTCCGCAATGCTTAGGTTGTAAATTTAACCAGGAGATATCATTGAGGACCAATAAAAATAAATTTAAAAAAGCTAAAAAGAAAGATAATAAGTAGTATTATGTTGTGGTATAATTGTTTAGGTAAAATAAATTTGTTGTCTCTATAACAAGATAAGTAAGGATATATAATAGATAGTTAATAGCTATCTATTATTTTATTGTCAATATTATGTTTCAATTTAAATTATCTCTTTCATTCTTTAATATGCTTAATATTATAACATCAATTCAAATCCTACAAAAACCTGGCTAAAAAATGCATAAGGCTAGGTCAAATGCTATACCATATATTACCATATAAGTATATATATAGCATATATATTATATATAATTAGCATGGTTATAATGTAGTATTGATCATAGCTCTACGAGTCAGTGTTGATCAGTGTTATACTACCATGCTCTAGTCCTGTAGTGGTGCTGTCCCTACAGCCCAGTACTAGACAGCAACTGCGCTCACCCTTCAACACCTGTCTACTACTTGTCTCTGTGTCTAGCT